CAGGAAATTGGCTCCTCTGACTGGACTCGAACCAGTGACATACGGATTAACAGTCCGCCGTTCTACCGACTGAACTACAGAGGAATCGTGAGAACGGGGCGCATATTACTTAGCGGTACCTTGTCTGTCAACACTAAATTTCATAAGCCATTTCAATTGGTTAATTAATCTGCAAAGTTGTTAATTAATGAACATTCGTCGCCGAAAACGAGTCTGTATCATTAGCGTGATGCAGTCTCTGCAAAGGATCTTGTTGATAAAATTGACAGAAACGTTGCCACAATGAAGGGAAACGAGGAGCAAAAAGTTCTGGGGCGCTAAAGAAATATTCAGAAAGTACGGCAAAACATTCAGCAGGATCACTGGCAGCATAAGCATCAATGCTCGCCGCATTCTCACCAACTAATTCGATTTCTTCCTGAATGTTGTTCATTGCAGCATGAAGATCGTGTTCCCAGCCAGCAACCTCACGCAACGAAATAAAGGGAACTCCGCTGGCGCGATCGCCGTTACGGGTGTCCAGCTTATGAGCGACTTCATGAATAATCAGGTTAAAACCAGAAGCATCAAAAGAATCTTGTATATCCAACCAGTTCAAAACGATAGGCCCTTGCTGCCAGCTCTGACCTGACTGAACAATACGTTGGTTATGCACCAGACCGATATCGTCTTCCCATTCATCATCGACCACAAATGGCGCAGGATAAATTAAGACTTCATGAAAACCATCCAGCCATTCCAGTCCTAACTCCAGAACGGGCAGGCAAAATAGAAGTGCTATCCGGCAGCTTCTTAATGAATTCAGCTCAAAGCCCTGTAAAGGAACAAGCCGTTTTTGCTGTAAAAAACGTTCGGCAAGAGCGACCAATTTGCTTTGTTCCTGTTCTGTCAGACACGTTAAAAGGGGGATCGATAGTGCTTCCTGCCAGGGAAGGGCAGTTTGATGTGCTGATTCTTGTACTTTCCAGGGCCACTTAATCATCGTTTTGCTCGCAAACTCGTCACTTGAACAAAATTGCACGGACAGGGACTGTTAAAATGCCAAATTTCCTGGCATCATGGCAACCATCTGAACGGAGAGATGCCGGAGCGGCTGAACGGACCGGTCTCGAAAACCGGAGTGGGGGCAACTCCACCGGGGGTTCAAATCCCCCTCTCTCCGCCAAAATTCAATCACTTATACATCATTAAGTCAGTGACAAAAATCACACTTGGAATTACTTGGAATATTTTCTTGGAATATTTTCAGGTAACGGGACATCAAGTGTTGGTGAAACTTTAACCTTCCGGTCATAGATTAGCACTTGCCCTTCGGTTTTGTGACCAGAGAAAAGTTGCTTATCCCGGCTGCTTCCTTCATAGTCTGAAATTCCTTTCGCCTTCAGATCATGAAAGGTGAAGTCGGTTAAAATACCTGAAACTTTGCCTGCGCGATTTCTTGCTTCTACCCACATTTCGTTAAAGCCTTTGTACATATATCGGTTGCCGTATTGATTGCTGATCACATAGGCGGATTTTGGTAACTGTTTTGCTTTTTCGACCGCTGCCTGTAATCGTGGACTCCATGCTTTTATCTGTTTTTTCCCTGTTTTCCCTTGCTGGATAAAGATCCCGTCGTTTCCAATCTGCTCCCATTTCAGCGATAACACATCGGAAACCCTCGCTGCACACAGATAGGCAATTTCCATTGCGATAAAAACAGGAAGGGGTGCCACGCTTAATACTGCCTGGTATTCTTTGTCGGTTACATATCGTTCGCGGTTTTTGGCCTTGAATTTACTTACACCTGCACATGGGTTAGCCTTCACGTACCCTCGCTCATACCCCCAACTGTAAACACGGGACATACTGCTTTTTTCATGGTTGGCTTGCGTTTTACTCTGTTCCCCTCTTTTGTCCATGTATCGACGGATGTGTTCTGGTTTTATGGAATCCGCTGGTACCTTACCGAATACGGCAAGCAACTTTTTTTGATGTTGCAGATAATCTTTTTGTGTTCTTGGACTAAGATCACTGTAACAGGCGCTGGCGAGGAATTTTTCCCACAAGCGACCGAATGTCATTGCACGATCGCGATTATTTACAGTTTCCTCATACTTTTTCCATAAAGCAGCTAAACCATCCTTGATGGCGGTTAGTGTTACAGATTCTCTGGATGTTGGTTTCCATACATAACTATATTTATTTGGGTATACATTTGGAGGTAATTTTTCGTGTTCAGGATTTTTCCTTCGTCTTCCCATCAGATCGCACCAAAATTCGGCTCTACCTCGCGTGGTGGTAAAGTTTTATTGCAGGTAAATAGATCCCGGCTGACAATCGGTTTGCCACTACGATTGGTATAGAACGGAAGCCCGTTTTCCATTAACCATTTTCGCTGGTGGCTTGCATATTTGCAGCCCGTTAATATTAGCAATTCATCTTCGGTTAAAAATAAGCTGCTCATAGCTATATCTCATAACCGCCGCTAACTATATGCGGTTAGCGGCGATCAGGGTTGAACATTAAAAATCAGCCTGATTCGGGATCAGTTTTTGTATAGTGGCTGTTACGTATTTTGCCTGGTGAAGAGCGTCATCCAGAGCATTATGGCGCACGCCTTCGAATGGAATTACGCTTCTGGCATTGAAGTCTGTGATTTTCCCCATCTCAACGATTGTGCGTACATCACGATCGTTGCTGTAATGCCACGGACAGGGGATGTCCAGACGTTCGTATGAGGTGCGCAAAATTGCGTTATCGAACGTTGCGCCATTACCCCACACCTGAACGAATTTTTCATCAGAGTGTTCATTGACGAATTCCCGAAAACGCAAAAGGGCATCTTTCATTTTTACCTGGTCAGTTAAAATGGCAGCTCTGGCTTCGCTGGACTGCTTCAGCCACCATTCGATGGTGCCACCATCAGGAACAGCCCCTGTATTCATTGCGTCAGTCAGGCTGATAACGATATAAAATACCGGCCCGATTTCCCCTGTTTCCGGGTCGAAGAAAACCGCACCAATAACTACTATGGGTGCATTGGTGTTGGCTCCCATTGTTTCAAGGTCGACTGACAGGTGATTCCATACTCTGCTGGTGGATGTGATTTCACGATGACCGTTCATCTTAATTAAGGAATTTTCTGTTTCGCCAGTTTTATTATCGCTGGCGTGGTCCTGAGCGCCGCCAGTGTTCTCCTTGTGCGGATGCTCAGTGCCTTCCGTTTCCTCCGGATTTTTTTCCTGAGATTCAGCCTGATTTTCTCCATTGAATGTTTCCTGGTATGTTGCGTCACCCATTACTGAGCCACAATCAGGGCAGTTGCCGCCGCTGGTCTGACCGCAGGCGGTGCAGACTTTTTCTGGTTCCTGTTGCGCTACTGGCTCAGGTTGTTTCGTTTCTGGCTCGTTTTGTTGCGTATTTGGGCTGTTTTGTTCCGCTTTCTGGTCGTTCTGTTCCGTTTCTTGCTGGTTCTGGTTCACAGAATCGCGGGTTTCAATCCCCTTCACCCATTTCGGATCATTCGGATCGCTAATCCCTGCAACAAATTCACCGCGAGAGGCCGCAAGCAACTTATCGGCGTCAGGCTGGCTGATATTGGCTGCCTGCATAATTTTGCTTACTTCGTCAGCTGTAACTTTTACCGGCTCTGGTTGTGCGGTCGTGTCAGATGCACCAGTATTTTGTTGTGAACCTGAGTATGTACCGTTTTTGCGGGCGAAATATTCTTCTTTCGTGATTTCAGTAGCCCCGGCAGCCAGCGCCTTATCCAGACCAGAAAGTTTGTTTGCGCGACCGTATTTTTCGCCATCCTTGTCGGTGAAGAGGAAGTAGAACGGCCCCTCACGCTCTACAGATGGTTCGATTTCCACTTTGCATTCGGTTTTTTCGTTGTCCGGAATTGCCGTTTCCACTGCATCAGTTTCTGGTACTGGCGATGAGAGAGTATCAGTTGCGCTCTGATTTGTTCCTTCATCTTCAAACACGCCCTTTGTAGTCAGGTATTCAGTAATGTATTTGTTCAGTGCCACAGGGTCTTTGTGAATGTCGATCGGGCGTTCACGGACAAGGCCAAAAATAGTCTGGCGGTCGTAGCGAAGGGCATCAGGCTGTTTGCGCATTGATGCCGAGATACGCTTCCAGTCTTCGCGGTCGTTGTCGATAACTTCATTTTTTGCCCAGCGATGGATGCTGCCGTCAATGTTTCCGGCATCCACATCACCAGGCCAGAGAGCGTAGGCCAGTTCGTCATCCAGTGTTTTCCATGTCTGCTTGTATTCGCGATGAATGGCAGCAATGACCGGGCTGATTTTTCCTGTTGAATTTTCAGTGTGCTGTTGATTGGCTCTGGCGCGGGCGAGATCAACAACAGACGTGTATTTTCCGGTTTCCTTGCGTTCACCTTCGCGACGTTTTTTCCAGATGCGCATCTCTGCCTGAATTTCGGGCCATTTGGCACCAGGCTTACATTTATGCTTAACCCACCCGATGGCATGCAGCTTAAGCTCCGGATACATGGCGTTAACTTCTGGCATTTTCATCAACGCTTCAACGATATGTCCGTCGAATGTTGCCATGTCTTCCTGCAATAGTTCCTGCGCGCTAATCACCATATCAACGGTGATGTTTTCACATGTGTCGAACTTAACCATGACAGCGTTCTGTACTTCAGGGGCCAGCTTGTCAAAAGTGACGTTCATCGGATCTGATTCAGTCTCAACCGGGACAAAGGAAGCAGACTCCTCATCCCAGCGGTTTTCCTGCATATATTCAGCATCCCAGGAATCGAGGGCAGGGCGGGGTATACCAGGTTTATCCTCGCAAACAAGAAATTTATAAGCGCAGTCCTGAGCAGCCGGATAATGTTCCAGGAATTGCCAGTGAAATTTTGCGCGGGCGCGACGTTCATCACCGGCTTCAATGGCAGTGGCTACAGCGACTGCACCTTCTTCCTTTATTACCTGTTCGTCCGGAATGGCGGCGCAAATAAAGACTTTACTCATTTTGTTTTACCTCATTACAGATTTAAGGGTGAACAAATCCCTGCCATTGCTGGCATAAATTCATGGTTAATTTGTGTTTTATAAGTTTTGTGGTTTATCCAGTCATAACGGAAATATAATCTGATCCCGCATTTAATTGCCCGTCACCATGATTCCGCTTTTGCGGGCAATCCGTCACGACCGAGGAAGACCTTAATCATGGTGTCCTTAATGCAATGCTGAGTGCAAAGCCCCCGGATATAAAGTCGGTGTTTTTTAATTTCATTGACAGATGCAACATATGTTCTTCCCTGATACATAACGTAATCGCCGGGAGTGACGCACTGGCGTGGTATTTCATCGGTTCCGAAGTGATGAGCAATCATAATAATCTCCTTAATAATTTGTGATATGAAGGAAATTCCAGAAAACTATTTAATACTCAGCAACTGCTCGACGGTCATATTTTTAATTGCGCCCCGGTTTATGAGAGTCCATCCCTGCTTTTCCAGATAAAAACGGAAAGTATCCAGAGTACAGACCAGTGCGCCATCAGGAACGGTTTCGGTGAATTTGATGTAGCCGTGTTCGTCGAAGCGGATAACCAGGGTTCGGTCATCACCCGGGATTATTTTGTCAGCGGGTGTGGTGTTATTCCGGCGCAGTTCTTCCTCCATGCGGTCGAACTCGGCAATGTAGGCTTCCTTGAATGCAGCGGCCTTTTTGCCGGTGAAGCCCATCACCAGGAAAACGAAGCCGTTTTTGGTGATTTGGTAGGCATTGTAGGTATTGCCACGGTGCTCGAATTTAACCCGCGAAAAGTTGCTGGTTAAAAAGCGTTCAGAACATTCGAGGGCCTCTATTTTTTGAACAACATGGTGATGCTGCTTGCCGAAGAATTCTGCGATCGCAATAGACGTAGTGACTGCGCGACCATTTTCAATGGTTACGTCAGGGTGAGAAAGGGTAAGGGTAGTAGCCATGATGGCATCCTCAAGTGTTAAGTTAATTAACTCACCACCGAGGCTTTCCACGACCATAAGGGTGGCGAGACGTACAGGGGTGGAAATACCGGTCACTCGAGAACCCGGCCAGCCTTGCAGCTGCCCTGCACGCCCCACCATTATCTGAATGTGGCTGTGCTTAACGCATAAAAAAACCGCTTCGGCGCGGTTATGCGCTCGAGTAACTTTCGGGTTTCCACGCCCGGCACCCGGTTTATGAGGTGCAGGTGCACTATAATTCCACCCGTACTGGTTTTCAATAGCTACATTCAACATTTTCTCTTACCTTTCATCACCGAAGTGAACTTTGTTGATGCGGTGTCTGGTGCCTCCAGGTGACGTTAACCAGTTAACAATTAACGCCGGATACAGAGAATCCACCCATAACACTGTTTTTGGTTTTAACTGTTCCGCGTGCGCTCAGCCGCATTCACCGCATCACAAAATTCACTTTAAAAAGGGCGGCAGAGCAGTCACGGAGTAAAACTGATACCGCCAAACGTCACCAGAAAATTGATAACAGAGGGCGTTGCAGCGGGGTTGTCACTTAAGCGTATGGTCAACCTGACAACCCGGTGTCCTCAACGGGGAAGGAATAACCCCGCCATACTTACCGCCGCGCCATTTCGCGGATTGCCACAACCGGAAGCGCACGGTCGAACTAAATTTAACGACACCGTACAGAGAGACCAATTTCGCCGTGCGCTTTCGCGTTATGCCCTGACTTTTCAGGGACATATCCTTTCAGTAAACTGTCAGTGCCGGATTCTCACCCGTGTCCGGCGCACGCACTCCATCTGACCCGTGGAGAACTCCTTAATTACCAACCCTCAGGAGGGTGAAATGACTAGTAAAAATGTAAATATCCAGTTTAACCACGATGTTTCTCCTGCTGGACTTGCGGATGAACTCACTGCTATAAAAACGGCAATTATGCTACTTGCTGCTAAGTTGCCAGCAGCATCACAACCATCAGATATTTGTGACTCATTACGTAAGATGAATTCAACAAAATGCAACGAGATGGCATCACTTATTGAAATAGCTATTGATTTTAATGATTAATCGAAATCTCATGGCTAACTGTAACACTCCCGTCTGTGGCGGGATGCTTTAAATCACAGGAATTAATGCTTCTTGTTGCGAAGTAATTTTCAAGGGGGTTCATTCGAATCCCTTTCTGTTTCATTAACAAGCCAAATCCCTTATCAATGATGTCCATTAATTCCAAGAAGTATTTTTTATGTAAATCCTGGTTATCAGAGAGTTGCTTCTCTTCGTACAGTCCGATAAAGGCACGACGCACGTTACCGGATATATTATCGATGGTTTCTTTTTCTACGATACTCAGGTCAAGAGTCGCCAGTTGGGAACGAACTATATTCGCTGCCATTTCCTGGAATTGCATTGGTAAATCTTTAAATTCCATCGTCAACCTCATCAGTCAGTGTTTCTGGTTAACCAGCGACGCGCGCCAGCTTCCGTTTTAAACGTTTTGCTTCTGGTATACGTCATCGCGGTAAACGTTCCGTCCAGGTTGGGGAATACTCCACATACCAGAGATTCGTTGTTGCCAAGCTCGATAGTATCCATGCTGACCTCATTTCCCCTTAACGCCGGGGGAGCGGAACAAAAACCTGCTGCATAGTTAAAGTTGAACCCTGCCGTCATGTTCTTACGCCTCGGGCTGGCTACTTAACCCCTGACCACTGCCGGGTAACTCGAAGTATTGCCCTGCGTTCTGTGGGGCGGGGTGGGTAGTGGAAATAATCTACAATTAAAAACTGTTTTGTGTCAACAGTTTTTAATTGTTGTGTTGGGCAAAAAAACTCCCTCGAATGAGGGAGTGTGAAAATTGTTCAGTTCAGATAGGGAAGGGAAATTGTCGGCGGGCATGCACAATATTTGCAATTTCAATGCTTGAAGTTGCTACTCGGTACAAAACGATATAATTAGGGTGAACCACAATTTCCCGCAAACCGGATACTCGATCACTTGGCGGATATAGATATGGATGCTCAGAGAGGGCTAAAACAGACGTTTCAATCCGTATTTTTAGTCTGCGTGCTGCAGGAATATTTTCCTTAGCAATATAGGCTACGATCTGACGCAAATCATCGCGAGCAGATGGTAGCCACAAAATGGGTAACATTACTCGCTCCTGTTAGTTACAGCAATTTGAGCAATAAGATTCTCCATTTCAGCCATTACCTCATCATGTGGAATTGAGGGACGAGGGTCTGCAAGGCTTGACGCCACTTTAGCGCGTAACCATTCGTTGTAACTGTTTTCTTGTTCGGTAGTTTCGAATTCTGAAACTATCGGAGAAAGGGCTGTACTCATGGCATAACTCCTCTTCTTGTACTGTGGTCACGCCCGGCGGCTTTTTTGTGCCGCCAACCACCGGGCAATGGTTTCTTCCATTGATTTTTTCTTGTCTTTGATTTCTTGAAGCATTTTTTCTTGGTCTTCCTCTGGAAACGCACTAAAAGCCTGGAGCAGTTCGCGTTGACGAGGACCAATTTTCATCGTGTCAGGGGTGAAAATTTGCTCCCCCTCTTCAGGAGGCAATAAAAACCAATGCAATGGATGCCCTGTAACCTCAACCAGTTTATCCAAACTTGAGGCTTTAGGTGTAGCCTTACCGCTGACCCATTGTTGAACAGTTTGTTGTGTCACACCAATTCTACGGGCAAGCTCAGCCTGGCTCCATCCAGTTTCCTGAAGAAGCTTGCTGATTCTGTACATAGATACTTCTAGGGCGTTCATCATTATTCAATTTTACAGGTAAATACTGTTAAAAGCATCACAATAAAAAACTGTTGATTGTGTACAGTTTTTTATTGTAGGCTTTGCTTATAGTTTTTTAGAGGAGAGCAAAATGCTAGATAGCACTCGCGAAAAAATTAGGCAGAAATACACTCAAGCTGAAATAGGTCGTTATATGGGGGTCGCTCAACAGACTGTTTGGCAATGGTTTAGCTTTGACGTTCCCCCAAAGCAGGTAATTCCGTTATGTCAGCTAATGAAGTGGGAAGTTACCCCGCATGAAATTCGCCCTGATATTTATCCTAACCCAACCGACGGTTTACCTGTTGGATTCAAGGTTAACACATCAAATGCACCGGAGCTGATTCATGAAAATCAAGCATGAACACATCCGCATGGCAATGAATGCCTGGGCGTATCCAGACGGTGAGAAAGTTCCAGCAGCTGAAATAGCCCGGACTTATTTCGAGCTGGGAATGACGTTCCCGGAACTGTATGACGACAGCCATCCGGAAGCCCTGGCTCGCAATACCCAGAAAATTTTCCGCTGGGTAGAGAAAGACACCCCTGATGCAGTTGAAAAAATTCAGGCGTTGTTACCAGCGATCGAAAAGGCAATGCCACCTTTGCTGGTGGCCAGAATGCGCAGCCACAGTTCAGCTTATTTTCGGGAGCTGGTGGAGACGCGGGAGCGACTGGTGAGAGACGCTGATGATTTTGTCGCAGTGGCAATCGCCGGTTTCAATCAGATGAACCGTGGTGGCCCGGCAGGAAATGCTGTGGCAGTACATTGACTGACAATAGCCATATCGAATCGCTTCCGGCAACTCGTGAGTAAAAAGATTCGGTATCAGAAGAGGTGAGTATGGCTAACGCCTGGCTCAGATTATGGCATGACATGCCAAATGACCCTAAGTGGCGAACAATTGCCAGGGTGTCAGGGCAGCCAATTGCAACAGTGATGGCAGTGTATATCCACCTCCTGGTGAGCGCGTCACGAAATGTCACGCGAGGTCACATTGATGTCACGACAGAAGATTTGGCAAGTGCGCTCGACGTGACAGAAGAGGTAATTGATTCAATTTTGCAGACGATGCAGGGGCGGGTACTTGATGGTGATTTAATCACTGGATGGGAAAAACGCCAGGTGCTTAAAGAGGACAACGGCAATATTTCGCAAACCGCAAAATCTCCTGCAGAGCGCAAGAGGGCGCAGCGAGAGAGGGAAAGAAAGCGGGAACAAAATGGCGATTGTCACGGCGCGTCACGAAATGTCACGCACATGTCACGACGAGTCACGACAGATAAAGATACAGATAAAGATACAGATCAAGAAGATCAAAACACTATGGTCCATGGCGTAAAAAACGCCACGAACCAGGCAGGGGATGTTCAGACCGTCAATCTTGGTCAGCCAGCAGGCACGACACCGGAAGCCGATTCAGCGTATGCGCTGAAAGCCGATTCGGGCGCTGTGCAGCAGGTGATGACCGCAAGGCCGGAGCAATCACACCAACTGCAGCAGCCTGAAGCCGATTCCGCCATTCAGCGGGAAGCCGATCGGGTAGTCCCGGAAAACACCGGGCAGCCTGTGGGACGAGTGGATTATCCGGATGTGTTCGAACAGGTCTGGCGGGAATACCCGTTGCGTGCTGGGGCAAACCCGAAGAAATCCGCTTTCAGTGCCTGGAAGGCCAGATTACGCGAGGGGGTGCCACCAGAGGCCATGCTGGATGGTGTGAGGCGTTACGCAAGATACCTGGCGGCTACCGGGAAAACGGGAACGGAATTTGTTCAGCGAGCGACGACGTTTTTTGGACCGGACCGGAATTTTGAAAACCCCTGGTTGCTCCCGGTAAGCGGCACGAACAACCAGCGTTGTGTGAATCATATTTCTGAACCGGATAACGAAATTCCGCCGGGCTTCAGGGGGTAAGTGTTAATTTCTGGTCATGAGGTAATTTTCAGGAGGGCTTGTGGCAAAAGTTTTTACACAAGAAGAGCGGGAAAAAATTAAAGGGCAGGTTCTTGAACTCGTACGCCAGAGTGGGCGCGAGACGTTACGACAACTGGAAGCTAAAACTGGGGCAACAAGATATCTGATGAGCGTTCTGGCCAGAGAGCTGGTTGCCAGTGGCGATGTATACAACTCTGGTTACGGGTTATTCCCGTCTGAACAGGCGCGTAAGGACTGGCAAAATGCCCGTAAAAAGCTCTCAAGGGCAAAGCTGAATAAACCATCTGCGGTTGATCCGGACCTTATCTGGTCGTTACCAGACGGCGAAATACGCCGCTACGACAGGCGCCTGAATATAATCTGTCGCGAGTGCCGGAAGAGCGAAGCTATGCAGCGTGTACTGGCATTTTATCAAGGAAATGTTAGGTATTTTAGACGTTACTAGATTAAAGAGCATTAGTTCAGATGTGAATTGACATTTTCATGGCGCAGGGTAGAGCCAGCGTGGTTGTCCGCTTTGCGTCAAAACCAGATATTACCAGATTTAGACATATATTCCCGATAGCCCTGCTCTGATGCTACACTCTGTGCTATTTTCATGACCCCAATAAAAATATTTATGACTATTGCTGATTTCAAACGGCCTAAATTGGAGCTCCCAAACGGGGCAAACAAACTACTACTGCACTCTTGCTGTGCTCCATGTTCCGGTGAAGTGATGGAGGCGCTTCAGGCCTCGGGAATCGACTACACCATCTTTTTCTACAACCCGAACATTCATCCTCAGAAAGAGTATTTAATTCGTAAGGATGAAAATATTCGCTTTGCTGAACAACACGGCGTGCCGTTTATCGATGCTGATTACGACACCGACAACTGGTTTGAACGTGCCAAAGGAATGGAATGGGAGCCTGAGAGGGGGATCCGTTGTACCATGTGTTTTGACATGCGTTTTGAGCGGACAGCGTTGTACGCTGCTGAAAATGGTTTCAGTGTGATCAGCAGTTCACTGGGCATTTCACGCTGGAAAAATATGCAGCAGGTTAACGAGTGTGGGCGGCGAGCTGTTGCGCATTATCCGGGTATGGTGTACTGGGATTATAACTGGCGCAAGCAGGGCGGCTCGTCCCGTATGATTGAAATCAGCAAGCGCGAAAAATTCTATCAGCAGGAATATTGTGGCTGTGTGTATTCTCTGCGCGATACCAATCTACACCGCAAATCTCAGGGGCGCCCTCTTATCAAAATTGGCCAACTCCACTACGGAAAAGAAGAGAAGGAGTGATTTTATGGATCACCTTTCTGATTGATTTCATATTGGCGAGGTGACGTGAGTTAAGTAGAATTGCTGCGGGTGCTTGAGGCTATCTGCCTCAGGCATGAACACCAAAAGGCAGATAGAGAAAAGCCCCAGTTAACATTACGCGTCCTGCAAGACGCTTAACATTAATCTGAGGCTCAATCCATGCTGAACACATGTAGGTTAGCCTCTTACGTGCCGAAAGGCAAGGAGAAGCAGGCTATGAAGCAGCAAAAGGCGATGTTAATCGCCCTGATCGTCATCTGTTTAACCGTCATAGTGACGGCACTGGTAACGAGGAAAGACCTCTGCGAGGTACGAATCCGAACCGGCCAGACGGAGGTCGCTGTCTTCACAGCTTACGAACCTGAGGAGTAAGAGACCAGGCGGGGGAGAAATCCCTCGCCACCTCTGATGTGTCAGGCATCCTCAACGCACCCGCACTTAACCCGCTTCGGCGGGTTTTGTTTTTTCCTGGCATTCTGGTTTACAATTCGCACGCCAGCCTGAACAACTGGCACCTGCTGCGCCAGCAGAGACAACCGATGGCGCACGATACCAAATTACACAATTCTAATGATTCTGCCGTCTTTGCCAGCAGGTGCGGACGGCGTTTTCACGCATTCAAATCAGACTGGTTCCAGCATCCTCCATGCACTGAAGAGCAGGCTGAATGGATAATTCAGTGTTACCGCAGGCGTGGATACGAGGTTAAGAAAGCCCTCAGCCTCGATTATCGTCACTGGATAATCTACGTCAGGCTGCCGTACTCCGAGCGCCCACCGCGTCCGTCCCGCACATTCCAGCAACGCATCTGGAGGTAACGTGCGGGTATTACTTCGACCTGTTCCGGTACCGGAACTTGGGCTGGTGGTCCTTAAACCAGGCCGTGAATCCATGCAGGTATTCCATAACCCTCGAGTGCTGGTGGAGCCGGAACCGAAAAGCATGCGTGGTCTGCCGTCCGGCATCGTCCCTGCCGTTCGCCAGCCGCTGGCGGAGGATAAATCATTACTGCGGTTTTTCAGCAATGAGCGTGTGATTCGTGCTGCTGGCGGCGCTGGTGCACTGTCTGACTGGCTGTTGCGTCATGTCAAATCCTGCCAGTGGCCTCATGGTGACTATCATCACAGTGAAACCGTCATACATCGTTACGGCACCGGCGCGATGGTGTTGTGCTGGCACTGCGATAACCAGCTGCGTGACCAGACATCCGAATCACTTGAGCAACTTGCTCAACAAAACCTGGCAGCATGGATGATTGACGTCATACGCCATGCAATGAATGGCACGCAGGAGCGGGAGTTATCGCTGGCTGAATTATCCTGGTGGGCGGTCTGCAATCAAGTGGCGGACGCGCTTCCGGAGGCAGTATTACGTCGTTCTCTGGGGTTACGTGCGGAAAAAATCCGCGCGGTGTACCGCGAAAGCGACATCGTACCGGGAGAGCAGACCGCCACCAGCATACTAAAGCAGCGCACAAAAAATCTTGCGCCGTTGCCTCACTTCCACCAGCAACAGAACCCACCACTGGAAAAGGCGGTGGTCAGCATTGCCGTTGATCCGGACTCTCCGGAATCTTTCATGAGGCGACCTAAACGTCGCCGTTGGGTAAATGAGAAATATACGCGCTGGGTGAAGACACAGCCGTGTGCGTGTTGTGGTCAGCCAGCCGACGATCCCCATCACCTGATTGGTCACGGTCAGGGAGGGATGGGAACAAAGGCCCACGATATTTTCACGCTACCGTTGTGCCGGGAACATCACAACGAACTTCATGCGGATCCGCTGGCGTTCGAAGAAAAGCATGGTTCCCAGGTTGATTTAATTTTTCGTTTTCTTGATCACGCCTTTGCAACCGGCGTGCTTGGGTAAAAGAGGTTATTGATGCGTATTGAGTTTGTTTTGCCTTATCCGCCGACGGTGAATACTTACTGGCGACGTCGTGGCAACACATATTTTGTATCAAAAGTCGGTGAGCGTTATCGCCGTGATGTGGCGCTAATTGTTCGCCGGCAGCGGTTAAAATCAAACCTGTCCGGAAGGCTGGCGATAAAGGTGATTGCAGAGCCACCGGATAAGCGCCGTCGTGACCTGGACAATATCCTGAAAGCACCACTGGATGCGCTGACGCATGCCGGACTACTTATAGACGACGAGCAGTTTGATGAAATCAATATTGTGCGCGGTCAGCTCGTTCCTGGTGGTCGGTTGGGCGTGAAGATTTACGAAATAATGCATGACGGGCAGGTCCAAAAATGAGACTGGAAGATTTACCGAAATACTATTCCCCAAAATCGCCAGGCCTGACTGATGCATCCGTCTCGACGTCAAAAGATGCGCTGAGCATCACTGATGTGATGGCTGCGCAGGGTATGACACAAAACCGGGCTGAGATGGGATTTTCTGCGTTCCTGGGGAAAATGGGTATTAGTATGAATGACAGGGCGCGGGCAACAGAATTACTGGCAGATTATGCATTAAGTCAGTGCGATCGCGTGGCGGCGTTAAGAAAACTTCCGGCAGAAATAAAACCGGCAGTGATGCGCATTATGGCTTCGTATGCTTTTGAGGATTATGCCCGCAGCGCAGCGAGTAAAAAGCAGTGCCCCTGTTGCCGAGGGGAAAAATTTATTGAAAGCGAAGTTTTTACAAACAAGGTTCAGTATCCGGATGGCAAGCCGCCAGTATGGGCAAAGTGTACGAAAGGTGTGTATCCGTCTTACTGGGAAGAATGGAAAAAAATCCGGGAGGTGGTGAAAGTTTCTTGTCCTGAATGTAAAGGGAAGGGGGAGATTTCCACTGCCTGTAAAGACTGCCGTGGGCGTGGTGTTGCCATTCATCGTGAAGAGTCGGAAAAACGGGGTATGCCTGTAATCAGGAACTGCCAGCGTTGTGGCGGTCGGGGCTATGAAAGACTACCATCAACGGAGGCATTTAATGCCATACGCAAAGTGACGAGTGCTATCACGCTTGATACGTGGAAAAAATCAGTGAAACGCTTTTACGATACGTTGGTGGTTCGGTTTGACATTGAAGAGGCATGGGCGGAGCGGCAGTTAAAGAGGGTAACGCGATAGTGTTGTTGATTTTTCCCGAATCTGTGGTAAATTTGCTCTAACGATGGGCGTTTTATGCCTGACGTTAGAAGGATTTTTACAGCCCGCCATCGAGCGGGTTTTTTATATCTGGAAAGCGGTGCATAACGTTAAACGTGATGGCGATTGCGCAATGAGTTTCTCCTGCTCTGAAGTCTCTTGACTGCATGGAATCTCCTTTGTTATGTAAGATGAGTTGATGTTTTAAAATTGTTAGAGAGATGGGTATGGATGACAGCACTCTGCTGAGGAACTCTTCACTTTTTATTGCTTATATGGGCTGTCTTGGATGGGGAAGCGCTTATTTCTATGGATGGGGGACTTCCTTTTACTATGGCTTTCCATGGTGGATCGTCGGGGTTGGCGTTGATGATGTGGCCCGAAGTTTGTTTTATGCTGTGAGCGTTATCGTTATATTCCTTACTGGATGGGGAGTAGGTATTGTTTTCTTTTTAGGCATAAAACAAAAAAACAATATACAGAATTTGAGTTTTATCAGACTTTTTCTGGCAATATTGCTGCTTTTTATTCCGCCTGTTCTGGAGTTTTCGGTAATTCATCAGCACGTTGAGCCAGATGTGCTGTTTTTTTGTGTTATTGCTGCCTTTACAATTACGCTTTTTGTCAGGTCAGGAAGAAGACTTATTTCAGTCAAATGTTTTTCGGAAGTGTCTTTTATTCGCCATCACCGAATTGAGTTTATTATGGCTGGATTCATGATTTATTTCTGGACATTCTCTCTTATTGCCGGTTGGTATAAACCCCAGTTTAAGAGGGAATATCAGACGATCCACTATGAGAATACTTGGTATTACGTTCTTGCACGCTATGATGATCGTCTGGTTTTATCGAAATCGTACAGTAATGGGAGTTCTGCATTCGTTATACTTAATAGCGGGCAGATTGATGACTTTGAAATTAATGTAGTCAGAGTTCGTTAATATTGCCTGAGTAACTTTCTGTTGACCGCTCAGATTCTTTTATCATGTGTAGGCCAATATGCAGGATTTAATCAGGGTAGGGTATTGCAGAGCTAAACTGGCATAAGTATTATTCCGCATATGGCCCTTTAGCTCAGTGGTGAGAGCGAGCGACTCATAATCGCCAGGTCGCTGGTTCAAATCCAGCAAGGGCCACCAACCGCCACTAGCTCATCAGGAAAGAGCGTCAACCCTTTAAGTTGAGAGTGCGAGGTTCGAGTCCCCGGTGGCGGTCCAGTGCCGACTTAGCTCAGTAGGTAGAGCAACTGACTTGTAATCAGTAGGTCACCAGTTCGATTCCGGTAGTCGGCACCATATGCGGGCATCGTATAATGGCTATTACCTCAGCCTTCCAAGCTGATGATGCAGGTTCGATTCCCGCTGCCCGCTCCAGTCAGAGTCTTTCAGTCTGCGATGATGGGAAATCCCGGAGTGACTGAAAGACGTTTAAGTTATGAATGATCGCCTTTTTTTGCAAAATTGCTGTGCAGAAATACTAACCTTCGGGCAGGCGATCATTCATAAGCACTCTGCTTTTATTCCGATCAACTGTGGGTGGTTTGTTGGATAGAGTGCTTTCCTTTCTGTATATATCGTTTCGCCCGCTTTTGCGGGTTTTTCTTTTCAAATCCCTTTCATTTCTCAGTGTAAAACTACGCCATCCGTTATTTGCGGAGGTGAGGCTATGAAATCCATGGACAAAATTTCAACGGGCATTGCCTACGGCACCTCCGCAGGCAGTGCTGGCTACTGGTTTTTACAGTGGCTTGATCAGGTCAGTCCGTCACAGTGGGCTGCGATTGGTGTTCTGGGGAGTCTGGTTCTGGGCTTCCTGACTTATCTGACAAATCTGTACTTCAAAATCAGAGAAGACAAGCGTAAGGCTGCACGGGGAGAGTAATTCAATGACTCAAAACTATGAACTGATTGTGAAAGGGATCCGCAATTTTGAGAATAAAGTTACGGTAACTTTAGCGTTACGGGACAAAAAACGCTTTGACGGTGAAATTTTTGACCTGGACATCTCGCTGGACCGTGTTGAAGGTGCAGCGCTGGAGTTTTATGAGGCAGCAGCCAGAAGGAGCATCAGACAGGTCTTCCTGGATGTTGCTGCCGGGTTATGTGAAGGGGACGAGCTGTTGCCAGAAACGCGCCCCTGTTCAGAGGCGCGGTATACCATAAAAATTAACAGTTCTGATAACTCGATTACAGGTTGTTAGCTTTTTGCAGTTGGCTTTCCAGTATCTTTCATTGGTAGCATCCTGATAAATATCCATGAGCGCAAAAATCAAATACGGCCTGTCAGCTGCGGTTCTGGCGCTGATTGCTGCAGGTGCGTCTGCTCCTCAAATACTTGACCAGTTTCTGGATGAAAAAGAAGGTAACCACACAACGGCATACCGCGATGGGGCCGGCATCTGGACCATCTGTCGGGGTGCCACGATGGTGGATGGAAAACCCGTTTTTCCCGGTATGAAACTGTCGAAGGAAAAATGCGACCAGGTCAACGCCATTGAGCGTGATAAGGCGCTGGCATGGGTGGAGCGCAATATTAAAGTACCAATGACCGAACCACAAAAAGCGGGTATCGCGTCATTCTGTCCCTATAACATTGGCCCCGGTAAGTGTTTTCCGTCGACGTTTTATAAGCGGCTGAATGCCGGTGATCGTAAGGGCGCATGCGAGGCGATTCGCTGGTGGATAAAAGATGGTGGGCGCGATTGCCGCATACGTTCAAATAACTGCTATGGACAGGTTATTCGTCGTGACCAGGAAAGCGCATTAGCCTGTTGGGGGATAGATCAGTGAGCAGAGTCGCCGCGATTATTTATGCTCTGGTTATTTGCATCATCGTCTGCCTGTCGTGGGCGGTCAATCATTACCGTGATAACGCCATCGCCTACAAAGAACAGCGTGATAAAAAAGTCAGTGAGCTGAAGCAGGCGATCGCCACCATCGCTGACATGCAGCAGCGTCAGCGTGATGTTGCTGCGCTCGATGCAAA